CTCTTTATTTTCATACCAAAAACCTACCAAGAAAAAAAGCTATTGTACCACTTACCAAAGCTCCGATTATAAGCCATTTGAGTTTATCCCATTCGTTCTTAGGCTTATCCTCAATGTCCTTTAATCTCTGACCTTGAGCGCATAACTCTTTTTGCATATTCTCTACGGAATTAGCAATCTTCTGTACGCTTAATGTAAGCTGTGTTATATCCGATACATCTCTTTCCAACTTATCAATCCTCTTGTTCTGTCTGTTGTTTTCGGCATCTATTCGCTCTGAAAACTCTCTATGCTCTGCCCTTGTTATAAAATCATCCATTGGGGTTCATATCTCCTTTTACTCAATAATTAAAAAAGCACCCTTTAAGAGTGCTTATTCTTCGTATGGTTCGCCAACTATCAATTCATATTCTTCTGCGGTGATCCATCCTTTTATAACGGCATTATGTACCATTTCCTTAGTCCATAAACCTTTGTCATAGTAGTTTTTGACTTTCTCATACTTAGGGGAATATTTCATTTTACACCTCCGGCAACTCTACATCGGTCATCATTGCTAAGTAATCAATATTTGCACTTATTTCCTCGGTGCAAACCAATATTTCGTGATAATCTTCTTTTGGCATTGTTGCTTCTTCATAAACAAACCAAGTCGTATCACCACGCTTTTCTTCTTTTATATTTCTTCTAAAGTAGGTGGTAGTTTTTGAACTTGTATCATCTACTTTTAAAGGTCTTATTGTACTTTCACTTAATTTCCAATCCATATTTTAATCTCCTATTCGTGATAAGAAAGGGCAGCGCCAACGGTCCAATGAGCAAGCGAAAGAGTGTCGGCCAGAAAACACGCAAACGCACCGCAAAGCAGCCCGGCGCTGCAAACACCGCCAAACAACGCATAATCGGTCTGTGAATTGTTGAACCACATTCCGTCTGCATAGAATGTCGAATCGGATCCTGATGCCGTCTTTGTGGTCATCGCACCGTCTGATGTATATATCATCTTGTTGACATATCCACTGGATGTTCCGTCAGGTGTTCCACCTGATACGGTGTTGTAGTTCGAACCACTGTCATTGTATGGTGCTGTCAGCTTGTATTTCATTGCGCCGGACACATTGAGTAGACCAGCCGTTCTTCTCCACTGATTACCCCACCAGTTTTCCATACCAAAGACTTTTACACCAACACCTGTTCCGCTTGTGCCGTAGAACAGACCTTTGTCGTTCATTGTGCCGGACTTCAAAAGGTCTCCGGCAGCACTACCACCGGTATAATGTCCGTTCCCGAAAGTTGCTTGTGTATTGGTATTCTTTCCAATAAGCATTAATAAAAGATTAATTAAAATCCTGTCTGCAAAGGTTTCTATATAATATCCTGTTCCGTTTGCGGTTGCATATGTGATTTCAGTTCCACCGGCAACGTTGTTCATGATGGTCTGACCTGAAATTGAACGCAATTTTGAATTAACAACTGAACCATTATAAATCGGGGTATAAAAATGGTCGTTAAGTGTTGTTCCGTCTGAACCTGTGAAAGAGTATGCGTGGAAACCACTATCTACTTGTTTGTCAGAAATATAAACTGTTGCACCATTATTTGTACTGTCGGGAACAATTTTGTACCATATCTTTCTACCGCCCTTTCCCCATTCCATCATTGCATTACCACCGTAAGAAGTGTCCGCAACATCAGATGCCGTTCCATCGGCTTTCTTGGTGTAGTCGTTAGGATTCAGATAATAGTCAACAGTTCCGTCGTTCTTCAGCATACAAGGACGTGGCATAAAGAAAGCATTTTCCCAACTTCCATAATTGAATGAGTTATTAGTGTAGTCCATATAAGCGGGTGTATAATTATAATTCTCTACATTCTCCCCATCATACTGAACGGCATAACTAATATTGCTTGACGGATCGCTTTCGGTACTTTCGATCTCAAAACCATATATTATAAAACTCTGCAACGTAGCACTAACAGGAGTAGACAAACTACTTACTACAACAGGGTTAGGATAAGATACATACGTTGTTCCGCTATATGTTCCCGATATAGTCCAATTTCCTGTCGCATTTGGATATAACACCATTGTATTTCCGCTCATAGGAGCCTGTTTAACAATGGTTGATATTCCGTCTGTTGCGGTGATGTTAAGACCTCTGAACTCGTTGGCAAAGGTTAAATTGATAGTACCGAACTCAAACGTAACACTCTCGGTCTGTCCGTCTGTGGTTATCTCAACACTACTTGTTTTACTTATTCCGCCTAACGTACAAGTGGCTGTCCATGTTTCCGCATTAGGCACGTTAAAGGCCATTGGAGAAGTGGTTGCCGTTAAAGTGGTTACTCCGTCTGTTATCGTACAACTTGCACCTTTTGAATAAGGGAATGTTACTGTTACTGTCGCATTAAATACACTAAGTATAACAGGATAGGTTGTCATTTCTGAGACTACCTGTGTCCGTGTGTATGTATCGCCGCTTACTGTTCCTGATACTACCCATGTTCCAGTAGATGCTATTGTGAATGATACCGTGTTTCCACTACTAGGAGCTGTCTTTGAATATACCGTTGCACCACTAGCACACGTTATTGTTGTTCCCCTAAAGTCGTTTCCGTATGTTACTTCTATCGTTGCATACTCTAATGTTACGCTTTCCGTCTGTTCGTCTGCTGAGATAGGTACTGTTACGCTCTTTGTAATACCGTCATAGACCGTTTCTACCGTCCAGTTTCCAATAGAACGTACTGTGAATGTCTGCGGATTAGAAGTTGCCGTGTATACTGTTGTACCCTTTTTACATACACAAGTTGCCCCTTCCTGATACGTTGCTGTGATAGTTGCCGCGATATGCTCTACTGTTATTGCATACATCTTTACCGCATCTATTACTATCGTGGTTGTTGCTATGTCTGCATCGGGTAAATCAGAAGATACCGTCCATGTTCCATAAGAAGTAGGGCATACTTCCCATTGTGTTGTAGATCCCGACTTCTGTGTGGCGGTTATTGTTTTCCCACCTTTTGAAATCGTTATTGTACTTCCGGCTTCCGATGTAACAACAAGATAAGGTCTTAATAGTCCGTATTCTTCACTTGCCTTGCCTCCTATTACTGTTACGCCATTTACAGTAGGCTTATTTACAAGGGCGTTGTAATTAGCCGTACCGCCACCGCCACCGCCTATTGCGTGTCCGACACCATTTTCATCAATGGTAAAGGTTTCACCGTCACCTTTTACACCACCTAAAGTAGTCTGAGTACCTTTAGGCAATACATAGTTATTAGCGTTATCTTCTATGCCGTTTAACTTATTCTTATACGCTTTCGTAAAATCAAACGTAGAAAGTCCTTTGCCTACTTCTTTATCAACCTTGTTTTCAAGAAGTACGTTTATCTCACTCTTTGCATAACGATTATCAAACTCGTTCTGTACCGTTGAATTTGCACCATTGATATCCTTTGCTCCTACTGAACTTGCGCCAGTAGATGCTTCCAGTTCGTCTATTAAGGTGTTATGCTTCGGTACAACAACATCCTTTACAAGCTCGTCAAACTTTGCTTGCATATCTGATGTACTTAAATTAGGTGTATCAGGTAAACCTGTAACGCCTTTTCCTGTTAAATCTGCTTCTGTTATTTTGGTATAAGACATTTTTTATCTCCTTATCCCTTGTAATTGCCGCTTTCAATATATTCGAAAGCTATGTTAAATAAACCAAAAGGCTCGTTAAGACTATCGTTAGTTATTCTTAATCGGAACTTATCGACCTTCTTTACTTTTACCTTTGTCGAGAATGTATGTTGCGTTTTATCTCCGCTAAATGAAAGCTTTGAAAAAACTAAATGTGAGAATGAAAGGTATCGGCCTGATGTATTATCCGTCATAGCAAATTGCCAAATGCCCCTGTTCATAACCCATATATTTACCGATGTGGCTAAAGCTGAATCCAATCTTAAAGCTATATATCGCAAAGTCTTATTTTTGTAGAATAACTTTCCGTCTATATCGGGGGTTTCCCATGATGCTACTATTGGCTCACCATCATCGTTGTAAGATTCCAAAGCATACTTATCATTAAAGAATCTGCATATCCTACCGTCTGACGTACCAAAGAATAATCTTCCGTCTTGCTCCCACATTATTCTTGCGGGTAAGTTATCTCTGTAAAAGCCTACATATTGCCTTGTAGCATACGGCTTTGATTTATCTGTATGTATAGGCTGTAATCCGTCAAGGATATATGCGACATTATTCACGCATAACCAATACATATCTTTGTATACAAAACCGAAAGAATCTTCCAAATTTGGCTCGTCAAGAAGTTTTCCGTCTAAGAAATAACTTCTATTCTGTGCGTACTTTTCGCCTGTTATATCTTGTGCCGTAACAGCGAACACGCCTTGCCTTGTTAAAAACAATGGCTCTGTTGCTAAGTATGCAAAAGAAAAAGGTGCGATAGCTCCGGCGCCTTGTAATGTATTTATGATTCTAAAAGAAGGCTCACTCTCAACTAAATCACCCTCTCTTAGAATTATGTTCTGATCTCGCTCCATATAATCTTTATGAGCCGCTAAGTAGTTAGATATGATTGAATATCCTACTACCGCACTACTTGAACTACCCAACAAGGAATATGAAGTATCTGTAAAGTAAGTGGGGTCATATTGGCCTGAGTACCAATCGTAATTTATATAATCGGGATTGCCACTTAGGAATAGCCTGTCAAGCGCACCATTTACCCCAAATAGCGTCCCAATCGTACAATGGTTAATTCTATCGGAATAACCCTCTACCGTCCTATATGCGGTGATTTTTACGTTATCTTCACCTGTTAAGTGGCTTTCTCCTGGGGCATTTATAAAAGATATTATTCCTGTCGAATAGTCAACCGTATAATCCGTACCTAAAGTTTTGGGTTGGAAGTCTCCGTTTGCATCCATAACCTCTACTATCGGTGGCGTTTTGTCAAGATTTTCAAACGACATACAATAATCTTTTATTGCGGGTTTTCCTAAAAACAACTCTGTGAAAGCGGGAGTTAAAAGGTTTAAATCCTCATAAGATTGACCGCCACCTTCGGGATCTTTTGAGATAGTCAAAGTAGGTGTGTAAGCGTTATCTTCGACCTTCTCAACGTGATAAGTTGTTTCATCGTCCTTGGTTTCCTTGTAGTAGACAAGCATCTTTTTACCGTCTACTATGTAAAGCCTATCTTCAAATTGCCAAGCTTTACTCCTTGCATCTGCCGCATCTGAGTACAATAATACGTGGTTTCTGTATATGTTTGTACCCGCATGAATAAGGCCGTATTCATCGCCCCTAAGAGTGTAATATCCATTAATCCTTAAAGGTTCTTCTTTTTCTTCGTAAGTCTCTAAGGTTTCATATCCCATACATTTGCGGACCTTACCGGGAACATCACGAATCATATTTACCGCACTAGGGCTTTTTGTTTCCTCTACCGCCGCCGCAGAATTAGTAAAGTCTACACCGAGGAAGTTATCTATTGTTAGTATTGATTTTGCCGGACTAGCCGGAACTTTAAAGCTAACAGCCATTGTTTAAATCCATCCACTTACTGACTTAAATTTCTCCGAACTAGGAGCGTTTACATTCTTAACCAATCTCTCATAAGCTACCTCAAATTCATTTCTATAAGAAGTGGCCAAGCCGTTATCATCCTCTTTAAAGAGCTGTGATGCCATATATAAGGGTAAGAGTGCGGCTACTTCGGGATCGAGTGATAATACCGTATCATCGGGGGTGTCGTTGGTTATCGTCTGAGGATAAGACTTGTAATGTATTTTGTAATTACCGGGCTTATCCCTTCTGAGCAATAAGACCTTAAATCCCTCTTGGAAGAAATCACTTGTAGCCGTATACTTTACGGTTTCATCGCCTTCGTATATAACTTCTTCGGCATCTACCATGTAGAAATCATCTGCTAAATCAGGCAAATAATATCTTATGTATTCCGAATAGGGCGGTATTTCATCTGCTGTCTCATAAGTTGCTGTATACATAGCAACATTTCTTAATGAAAACGGATAATCACTTGCAAAAGATATTTTCACAAGTGCATTGTTCGGATTAGATATAAGCTGTTTAATAGGCATATATCCAAGCTGAGATGTGGTTTTAGAATCAAATTCTGTTACAATCGGCTCACTTTCGCCAACTGTAAGAGTGATCGTGCCTTTTCCCTTAATCTCATAGTACATTGAACGTGCCTTTTCTGCGGAATATTCAATAACACCGCTTTCAAGGCTTTTAATGTTAGATGTGTTTAAGAGAAGGTTTCTAACTGGTATGTGGGCTATGTTGATAGTCTTGATTATAAACTTTCCAGCCGTTGCCAACATCTGTAATGCTTCATTGGCGGCACCCGGCATAGATGAAAGATATTCTCTTGTGGCATTATCTGTAGGGATAGTGGTTGAGCCATTGTTCGTTGAGAACATCTTTTGTAATGTTTTAAGTTTAATATCATACCATGTTATCATTTTTATAACCCCAATTTGTCAATAATTGCTTTCTTCATTGCCATACCTGTACCTTTTTCAAGGCCAAGCTGTTCACATACCTTTTCAAGCTCTGCATTGTTAAGGCGGTTTATCTCCGTCTTTGTGTAACTGTTAAAGGAATCAAGCTGTTTTTCTTCCTTTTCTTCTTTGGCGGGTTTCTTTCCCTCTATGACCTTAGATTCATAGCCTATGTTGGGAACTATCTTTGTTACTTCATACATCCTACCGCCATCTTCGAATGTATCGCCTATTTTTAAATTCTGAGGAATCATATTTATCCTTTCTCCCCACTTTAGCCCCCTACGCTGACTAAGCAACGCAAGGGGCCGTAAGAAAGGGGAAATACATGAAAGCTTATGTTGATTTGAAAACATAACCTTTGTAAGTTTTTTTCTTCACGACATACACTATTTACATGGGTCTAAAAAGTGTAGTGTGATGTACTTTGTGCGTAGTTTAGGTAAGAGTTGTACCTGCGCTTGCGCCTCCAAGAATAACGTGTCTCCAGTTGTTTGCGCCTGTGCTGAAACGTGTATAAGCATTGTAGATAAGGTTACGAGAATGAATATCAACCTCGTTCTTAACATCGAGTGCTACACGGTCATAGAATACAGTACCGTTGTAAGCCTTGTTAGCTTCGTCTGACATTAAGATATAAGGTGCGGTGCCGGAAGCTGCTTCCCACAAAGGATCAACTACCAATTCCCACTTACCCTTCTGAGTATTCACATCGTTGTTGTTTGATGAAATGATGTGATCGGAAGCAATAAGACGCTTAATTGTTTCCTCAAGCTGCCAACAGTTGCCGGGGATAATGATCTTGTTAAATGCGTAGCCTGTTACGTTACCTGATTCATTTTTAAAGTTTCTACCGATTGATGCCAAGCGGATAAGAATATTAGTTGAGAATGCGTTGGTATATACGTTTGACTGTGCGGCTACATCTGCCTTAACTGAGTTATGGTTTGTAGCAAATAAAGACTTACCGTCACCTGTGGTACGATCTAAGCCGGTCTTAGATCCAAATGAGAAGGTTGAAGCTTCTGTTGCAAGGAAATCTGTAATAAACTGAGCACGTGATCTCTTATAAGCCATAACAAGATCTCTTGCTATACCCTTAATCTCGTCATGCTCTGCATCGTCAACCATTTCCTTAGTGATCGCAACTTCTTTCATAAATGAGTTATGAACGATAAGCTTCGGTGTGCCTTCCTGGAAATCATCCATAGGAGCTACATCACCTTCGCCAACGATCTCAAAGTTAGCTAAAGATGTTCTTGAAGTCTGCTTTTCTGCATACTTCTTAGACTTCTTCTCAACCGCAAGCTGTCCTACGAGCTTGTCATACTCGGTCTTTTCTGAATCTGAATCTAACAATACCGCATTAACTACCTGTGCTGTGGGCTTCCAAAAATCATCATTAAGCCCACTATTTTTAGAAATTACAATAGCCATTTCTTATCTCCTCTCTTTATTCGAACTTAACTACGACCTTGCTACCTATTGCGGTACCTGTGACCTCAAGAAGTGTTGCTACACCGTCTGTCTTAGTTGCTGTTACCTGTGCTGAGTCTGAATGAATTGTTACCTTATCACCAACTTTAAGTGCGCCGGAAGCGGACAAAGTTGTCGTGAACTCCATATCCTTATAGATAGGATTAACAGCTAAAAGATCGCCTGATGCCTTTGTGCCTACTCCACATGAAACGTGAGTGGGCATTACTGATCCTGTAACTTTTGTAAGTAAACCGTTTGATTCTGCAAGGACTTCTCCGATGCCATATGTTGCTGCGGCTGCGGCCATTTCCTTGATAGCGGGGTTGTTCCCCTTATCAGCTCTTAATAAACTGAACATATCTTTTTCCTCCTATTAAATAGTCTTGTTATAAAGCTTCTTTAATTCAGCTTCGGACTTGTCGGGGAAGTATTCTCTCCACATGGCAAGCTCTTGCTGTGGAATGTCAACGCCTTCATCCGGGGTTGTTACACCGTTTACCGGGTTAAGATGTGACTTTCCTTTTGCCTGATTAATGGCTTGCTGTGTTAATGCGGCTTGCTGTGCGGTTGAAACTTTACCGAAATTGACCAACTTATAAGCATCTACAAGGCTCATATTTCTATCTGCACTCAAAGCGATAACATCTGGTGGGATGGTCTCTAAGGATTTGATAGAAGGGTCAATCTGTGAAAGCACCGCAACTTGATTGTTGATGTCATTAATCAACTGAAATTTCTGTGCTTGCTGCATAACTTCTTGTGCCTGTCGAACTGCGGGATTATTAGCAATGAGCTTATCCAACAATGACGGATCTACACCGTTCTGCTGTAACTGTTCCTTTGCTTGCAATTCTTCTTGTGCATCAAGTGCCGCCAAATAATCGGCCTGTGAACGAATAGGCTGACCTGTTATCGGATTGTTTAAGTGTCCGAATCTTCTTGCGTATTCTGCATCAATAGCTTTTATCCGTTCTTCTGACTTTCTTCTTGCGGCTGCGGCTATTGCGTTAATGTCTACGCTCTCAGCTTGTGTACTTTCCGGCTCCTGCGGGTTAGCGGCTTCCGCATCTGTTTCGCTTGAAGTATCAACGGTTTCCGTTGTTTCTTCGGTAGTGGTAAGGTTTTCGTTTTCGTCCATTATTCAATTTCCTTTCTGCTCATTTTTGCGCTCTTGAGCATTGCGTAATTTTTTATTTGTATTAAAAAAGCACCCTTTCGGATGCTCCTTAATCACTCTGTTTCGACAGGCAATTCATTTCTGACCTCGCCTATCTCTTTTTCGAAGTTTTTACACTTCTTATTCCTACATGAGTAGGTTAAAACTCTATAAAGTTTTCCTTCTTCGGTTGAATAAACCATTTTTTGTTTGGTTATAACCGCTTCTGTTTTACATACCGGGCATTGCATTTTGCGCACCCCCTATCTGTTGCATGGCTTCTTGCATCTGCTTTTGCTCTGCTAATCGTTCTTCTATGATTGTTCTTATTTCTCCGGCATGGGGATAAGAGTTTCTTTCTTGCTCTAGCCAATAAAGCCTTGCGGTTTCTAAATCTCCCAAATTGCCGAATGCGCCACTCTGTAACTTCATATCTGCCTGATTCCACATTGCTTCTCTGTTTACTAGAAGTGTGCTTGTAGGATCTGTTTCAAATATAAATTCATCATTCCAATAAGGAACTCCGGCACTATCAATCTTTAAGAAGTCTTTTTTATCGAAATGTGAGTATACGTTTGCACCTTCCGTATCTTGTGAGATAACAGGAATAGGCTGGTCCGAATAAGCTAATGCAAACTTGAACATCATTTCGTAAAGTTTCGCATAAGCATTGTTCTTCATAACACGCTTACTCTCTAATCGTCCGGCGGCCTGATTGATAGAATACTGTTTAGCGATACCAGATAAAGCTGAACTGTCGTATTTACCTTGGAATGAATCTGTAATACCAAGTGTTGATCTAGCCCATTGGTAATTTTCCTCTAAAACTATCCTATCTTGCCCGCAATCGGCCTGAACTGTGATAACATCAATCAAAGCCTTTTCTGCGGGGTTTTCTATTCTTAAAACCTTAAATTCTTCGTCTGTGGTTTCAACTCCGATACCCCTCGGAAGTGTTACATAAGAGCCACCTTTTAAAAGCTTTTCATTTATCTTTGAGCCTAACTTCTTTATGGTTTCCTGTTGGTCTTTAATAGCCATACAATCAGAAAAACCAAGTAGGCTTTTATCCCTTGATATGTTCTTACGGATGATTAAGGGGTATTTAGAAGGCTTATAATACTCAATCTCAATGGTTTTTTCTTGATTTTGTATCATTTCTTCGCCTGTTATGGGATTGACTACGATAATTTCATCCGTAACTGTAATACTTTCTGTGGAATCTACCACCTTTTTGAACTTTTTGCCGCCACAATCGCACGTTTTTTCTGTTCCACGGCGGGGTTTTCCACATTTTTCGCATATTTCATACTGTCTGGCTTGATAATCCTCTAAATCCTCAAGAACTACATCGCCACACCAACGATAAAGACCTACGCCACCTTCTTCATTCTTGTAATATGCCGTGATAACCGTAACAATATCATCACTTACGGCATTATCCCTTATCTCTCTGTCGGTTTCGTCCTCGTCCGTGACATCCTTACCGAATCTCTGCTTAACGTATTCCTTGGTTTGAGCCGTTCTTGTGAAGATATAGTCCATTTTGTCTATATCTGTGATTCCCGGTTGAGGTATTACGTTTCTAGGGTGCATTGTCGTAACGGATAAATCACCGATATTACAATGAAATCCCTTTGTGTTATCCCACTCGATCAAGAAGAAATCGCCACCTTGAATCGGAACTGTACGCTCTTGCAAATCGTTAAGGGTTTTTAAATCAAGTGTACGCACTTCGTTTTCAAGAAACTTCTCTATCTTTTTCGCTAAATCTTCATCTTCTGCGTGAATAGCCGTTACTTTCGGCATAGGGATAGATACATCAACCTGTGATTCTATCAACTCATAAATGATGTTACGAACATTTATAGCTTCTTTATTGGCCGTTGAACGTGTGCCGTGATTTTCTCTATACACGGTCTTTGTGCCTTCGTAATATTCTTCGCATAGCTTTATATCTTCTAAAGCTTCGCTATACTTATTCTTGGCATCTTCATATTTGCCACGCCATTTTGTGAGTTTCTTGTTTTCTTCGGGATTCTTGATTTTTTCCATCGTTCTTTTAAGCCAATTCATAACCTCGGCTCTCCTAGTTGCTTAATCATAAGTTTCCGTATTGCTTCTGAGCCATTCTTGAAATCGTCTATCAAGTCTGCTCTCCACTTGGGCTTAGTATCCTTTTTCTTGTCGGGTAAGGGTGCTTTAGTCCACCAAATACAAAAAGCCCTTAGACTGTCTACATCGTGTGTCAAGTCATGGGGCTGTTTCGCATAAACTTTAGGCTTATTCTTATCCTTTTGGATTTTTTGTAAGCACCGTATTAAGTTAGGGGCTGTATCTTTTAGGAATGTCAAAGCGGGTGGCTTACCATCTTCCGGCACTCTTAACCACTCTTTCATTGCCATACAGCCGTTAAACAGATCATTGGAAGTCTTTGTAAGGACTACTCCATGCTCTGCCATAATATCGGCTACGGATTTACCTGTCTCTTGCCGCCTATTCCATAAATCTGGGGGTGCTAAGTAGGCTTCTATTACTTCATCTGAACTTAGCTTTATCAAAACCTCGGCTGCTTGTGCAATCGTTAAATCAGGCATATCGTATTCTCTGTATACTTGTGCATCGCCAAATGTATCAAGTGCTATCCAATGAGCAGAGAACATATCTAATCCGTAGTCGATACTTACATATCGTTTCAGTTTTCCGACTAATTCTGTGTCGGTTTCGTGTGTATCTTTTTTAACTTCGGGGAAGTAAGCACCACCCGGTACCATCAAGGCTTCCTCAATGGTTGCCGGGTACTCTGCCGTGATTAAATCTCCTAAAGCTCTTTTTGTCTTTTCGTACCATGCTTCGTCTCGTCTAGGGTCTGCATTCCACGGAATGAATATTTTATTAAATCCATTATCGGGATTTGTAAATATTTCCTCAAACAAGGAACCACGCTCAATAGTAGATAATCCTATGACTTTACCGCCATTAGGTCTGTTGATAGTAGGAAATCCACCTTGCCATATCTCTCTAGCGAATTGCTGAAACGCCCATTCATCTAAGATTATTAGGTTTGCCGTAAATGAACGGCCTACACCTGGGCTACTTGCAAATGCTTTAAATACCGATTCTGTACCGTCGGGAAACTTTATTGTTAAGGTTAATGCGGTTGATGAAAATATCGCACCTTTCCAATTTATCGGTAGATAGTCTTTATCTGCTACCAACTCAGGCATATAGGTAAATATCATCTTCAATCTTCGTACAAGCTCTTTTGCTTCTTCTTCTGTACGTGATAGACCGATAACAGTTTTTCCCGGACTTATTAAGGTCCATGCTGCTATGTGAAGCACTAACCATGAAAAGCCTAACTGTCTTGCTTTTAGTATTACATTCCATCTATGCTTTACTAAACTATGCAACGCTTCTCTTTGTGCGGGCCATAAGTTAAAAGGTTGGATTAATTCATCTGCATCCTTATCCTCTATATGCCCGTATGTGTCCACAAAGTAGTCTACGTTCCTTCTGCAATATTCTATTTCCTTCTCTCTTAATCCTTGTATGTCCATCTCGGCCCCAGTAAATTTTTATAAAATTTTGCGAGGGGCTAGGAATTATTTTTTTGGAAAAAAATTTTTTTGGATGGTAGGGGGTGCCAGGGGGGTGGGGGTAGGGGGTGGGGGTAGTATCTACTGTAATAACAAGAAAAAAAATAAAAAAATCACAAGATACAAAAATCCTGAGAAAATAAGCCCTGTAGCCTATCCCTGATCCTAACTATTCGCAAAACCTCTGTTTCACGAACAAATAAAAAACCCCGAAAGCCTTGTATTTAAAGGGTTTTTAGGGTTTTACTATCTATTCACCTATTCAATTTATGCTTATTTAGCAATATATTTCTATTTAGTTCGTTCTCTTTTCCAGTTTTTCTATTAAGGCGCGATCCGCATCGGTCATTATGTCCGCAGATACTTCAACCTCGTTTTTCGGTTTTTCTCCGGCTGTATCTCTTACAAACTCCGCACACTTAAAAGAGCCATCCATTGCGCCCAATATCATTCTAGCCAACATCACTTCGCCGTTGGTTTCAAGCTCTCCGAAGGTTTCTGCATAGTTTTCGCCTAGTGTTTGCTTCTTCTGCTGTTCTCCTGTTGAGTATTCCAAAAGAGCTTTTGCTATCTCTTTTAGGTTCCTTTTTCGCTCATTATTGGCTCTTTTACTCTCGTTTGCCTTAGCTATTATAGCAAGCCTCTCATCTGCTGTACGTTCTCTAAGGTTTATAAGATTACATTTACCAATTTCAATACCATAATAAAACTTATTATCATTATACTTGTATAAGACCTTAGTATTATCTTGTGTATGTCCTTTAATATCTCCATTGTCTTGTAATACACAATCGAGGATAACTGTATCTGTATTGGGATCAGTAATTGTATTATTGGAATTAATAACAGGACGGATGATATTATTCTCAGGATCAATTATTTCACTTTGATTTGTTACGTTCTCCATATTTCCTTAACTCCTTTCCTGTTTATTAATTGCATTAAAAAAGGACTTACTAACTTGTAAGCCCACTTTTACTTATATTTAATATTTCACATTTTCCCGATTATTGCAATGTATTTGGACACAATCGGTAAAAATCTACCGATTTTTTATTGTTTCAAAAACTTTTTCTATCATTTTTCCTTATGTTTTCCGGCATTCCGAAACTTTTTAAAATTTTTTTCAAAAAGGGGTTGACAATATACAGACACCTTGTTATGATTGCATTGTCAGATGACAAGACCTCTTGACACACAAACACACAAACAGAAAAGGAGAAAACAAACATGAAAAACGCAGAAATTATTGAAAGAGCATCACAGGAACTCGCAAAGGAAGGAATCTTGAAGTACACTGGAAAATCCTTCAAGGCCAAAAATGAAAAGGGCGAAGAAGTCGAAGTTAAGGAAGTGGAAACAATACACACTTTTGCAATGTGGAAGCAGCTCGGCTATTCAGTTAAGAAGGGCGAAAAGGCAAAGGCAACTATCATGATCTGGAAGTACACCGAAAAGGAAAGAGATTTAACCGAAGAAGAAAAAAAGAGCATGAGCGAAGCGACAATATTAATGATGACGGACGGACAGCCCGACAGCGATACTATTAAGACTTCCTCAATGTTTATGAAAAA